CGAGCCTCGTCCATGAACAGCAGATCGACGCTCAAGCCACGCCCCGCCGATCGGTTCGCCGCGCTGATCTTCCACCGCCTGCCACCTACGCAACGCTGACGGCCTACTGGCACCAGCCGTGGCCCAGACGACCCAGGCGCTCGGCGGGGACGCTGTGGACGCCGCTGCGGTCCGCCTGGCACTACTGCTGGCCGAGTCCATCGACAACGGCGACGGCTGTCCCGAGTGCTGCGGCAAGGCTGGCGTCATCGCCGCACTCGCCCCCAAGCTGCTGGCCGTGCTGGTCGAGCTGGGCGCAACCCCCAAGGCTCGCGCTTCCGCCTCGAAGGGAGGTGCCCCCGATGCCCAGTCCCCCCTCGACAGGCTCCGTGCTGCGCGGCAGGCCTGAGCCGAGGCTGGGCACCGAGCCTCTCCGGCGCCTGACCCGCAAGACGTCCCTCGGGTTCGAGGTCATCGACTTCGCCCGGGACGTCCTGCACGAGCCCCTGCTGCCGTGGCAGGAGGAGGCCGTCTGTCGCCTCCTGGAGGTGGAGGACGGTGGCGGGTTCCGCTACCGAACGTTCGTGATCACAGTTGCACGTCAGTCGGGGAAGAGTCACCTCATGCGGGTGATCGGGTTGTGGGCGTTGTACATGCACGGTGCCCGCCTGATCCTGTCCGTAGCGCAGTCCCTCGACGTGGCGCGGGAGGCATGGCGGGCGGCGTGCCAGTCGATCGAGGCTGACCCCTCATTGCGGGGCGAGCTGCAGCGGGTCAGCCGCGTGAACGGTGACGAGCATCTGGCGTTGACGGGTGGCAGGCGGTGGAAGATCAGCGCGGCGAACCGATCGGCGGGGCGTGGCTTGAGCGTCGATCTGCTGTTCATGGACGAGGCTCGAGAACAACGGTCGTGGGACGCATGGTCCGCGCTCGCGGCCACGACCACGGCCAGGCCGAACGCGCTCACCCTGGTGATCTCGAACGCTGGAGACGATGAGTCGGTGGTCCTCAACTCCCTGCGGGACGCCGCGCTCGCCGGGACCGATCCGTCTCTCGGCATCGCGGAGTGGTCCGCCCCCGAGGGGTGCGACCTGGACGACCCGGACGGCTGGGAGATGGCGAATCCTGGGCTCGGCCACACGGTGTCCGAGCAGGCCCTACGGTCCGCGCTGACGACCGACCCGCCTGCAGTGTTCCGGACGGAGCGGCTTTGCCAGCGTGTGGACTCTCTGGCTGATGTGGCGGTCGCTGCCGATGCCTGGGAGGCGTGCCACGACGCCGCGATGACGCTCGACGGGGTGCGCGACCGGGTGGCCGTCTGTCTGGACGTCGCGCCCGACCTGGGCCACGTGACGCTGACGGCCGCCGCCGTGGGTGCCGATGGCCGCACGCGAGTGGAGCCCGTCGCTGCATGGGACTCGACCAGGGCCGCGATGGCCGACCTGCCCGGCTGGGTCGAGAGGATCCGGCCAAAGTCCCGAGGCTACTTCCGGGGTCCGACAGACGCGCTCGCCGCCGACCTGGACGCGCTCGGGTTCGAGCCGATCCCCGCGGTCACCGCCGCGTGCCAGGCGCTCGCCGAGGCTGTCCAGTCCCGGCGCCTACTGCACCCCGGTGACGCCCTGCTGACCGCTCACGTGCTCGGCGCCAAGCGGTTTCCGGTCGCTGATGGGTGGCGGTTCGTCCGGCGCGGTGTCGGGCACGTCGATGCCGCCTACTCGGCGGCCGGTGCGGTGCACCTGGCCCGCACCATGCCGGCATCCGTCGGCAGACCGCGGATCTTGCGGCCGAAGTCGGCGCGCGCAACGAAATCCGTTGCCTGAATACCTGCTCACAACGAAATCCGTCGTACCATGCCCTTGTGAGGTGGCTCGATCGACTCCGGTTCGCCGGCCGCGTGGCCGATGCGTCGTTCTCTGAGTCGATCCCCGAACTGACGATGGTTGACGGCGTGGTCACGGCCAACTCGGTCGGGTCCTCGCTGCTGCCCGTGACCCGCGAGCGCGCCTTGAGCGTGCCCGGCGTCCTGCGCGGACGGAACCTGATCTGCGGGATCAGCACGCTGCCGCTGCGGCAGTACGGGCCAGACCAGCGCGTCGAGCGCTCCCCGCTGTTCGACCAGTTCAGCCGCGACGTCCCCAACTCGGTGATGCTGGCGATGCTGGCCGAGGACCTGTTGTTCGACGCCATCGGCTGGTGGCACGTGGTCGAGCGCGGGTGGAACAACTACCCGACGAAGGTCGAGCGGGTCGCCCCGGACCGGGTGCACCTGAACCCGCCGCCCGGTGGCGAGCCGCTGTCGCGTCTGCCGTCCGGTGCCGATCCGCGGGCCGCGGTGTGGATCGACACGAAGGTCATCCCGGGCCGGGACATGATCCGTTTCGACTCCCTCAACCCAGCGCTGTTGAAGGCTGCCCGTCGCGCCATCCGGCGAGCCATCGCGCTCGAAGAGGCAGCCGAGATGTACGCCAACGACCCGCGCCCACTCGACTACTTCACGCCGGCCGAGGGTGCCGACCCGGCGTCGGACGAGGACACCGAGGAACTGCTGGACGACTGGGAGGCTGCCCGCAAGCAGCGCACCACGGCCTACGTGCCCGCCTCGATCAAGTACAACTCGGTGAACCAGCCGACCCCGGCCGACCTGCAGCTGGTCGGGTTGCAGCAGCGGGCCGCCCTCGACATCGCGAACGCCATCGGGCTCGACCCCGAGGACCTCGGCATCAGCACGACCAGCCGCACCTATCAGAACGCCACGGACCGCAGGCGCGACCGCATCAACGACGTTCTGGCGCAGTACATGAAGCCGATCACCGACCGGCTCAGCATGGGCGACGTCACGCGCCAGGGCTACACGGTGGCATTCGACCTGAGCGAGTACCTCAAGGCCGACCCGCGCACACAGGCCGAGGTGGACGCGATCTACCACGACCACGGCGCGCTCACCCCCGACGAGATGCGTTCTACCGCAGGCCGCCCGGCTCTCACCGCCGCGCAGAAGCGCGAACTACGCCCCGAGCCAGCCCCGGCTGCCCCGCCCGTCCCGGCCGCTCCACCGGCTCTGGAGGCCCCGCAGATGAGCACCCACGCCGCCGCCACCTTCTCCGAGGACGACGCCGCCCGGGGGGTCGTCCTTGACGCCAGCCCTCACGCGACGTTCGCTCTCGACCGCGAGTCGCGGACGATCCTTGGCCTGGCCGTGCCGTGGGGCCAGACGGCCCGCTCGGACGGACGGAAGTTCCGCTTCGCGCCCGGCTCGCTCACGTGGTCCGATGTCAGCCGCGTCAAGCTGCTGCGCGACCACAACTACTCCCAGGCCGTCGGCCGGGCCGTCGCCCTCGACTCCGACGACACCGGCCTGTGGGTCCGGTTCAAGGTCGCCGTGGGGCCAGAGGGTGACCGCGTGCTGGCCCTGGCCGCCGAGGGCGTCCTGGACGGCCTGTCGGTCGGCGTGTTCCCCCCGGACGGCCATGACAAGATTGTCGGCACCATCGCGGCTGACGGCACGTTCGACGTCGCCCCCGGCGGCGGCGCTCTCCGAGAAGTGAGTCTCTGCGCAGTACCCGCATTCGACGACAGCCGGGTGACCAGCATCGCGGCGTCCTCCACCGAAAGGGATCTGATCACCATGTCCGACACCGCGACCGAGCAGACCGCTCCCGCGCCGGCCGCCACGTCGGCCACCTTCTCCGCCACCGACCTGGGCGAGCAGATCCGGGCCGCCGTCCGCGATGCGCTCGGCTCCGTCGAGCGTCCCGCCGACGTCAACCCGAACCGGGCCACCCTGGCCGTGACCGAAGAGGCCCCCTACCGGTTCAGCGGCGAGCGCGGCGCTCACGAGTTCAGCTCGGACGTTTTCGACATGGCCTCGAACCGCGCCGACGGTGAGACCGCCCAGCGCGTCGAGAAGTTCATGTCCGCCCACTTCGCCGTGGCGACCACCGACGTCAACGAGCTGAACCCGACCGGCGACCGCCCCGACATGTACGTGGACCAGCGGTCCTACAACTACCCGGTGTGGGCTGCGATCGACAAGGGGAGCATTTCGGACAATACGCCCTTCACGTTCCCGAAGTTCAACTCGGCCGGCTCCCTGGTCGCCGACCACACCGAGGGCACCGAGCCGGGCCTGGGCACCTTCACCACCACGCTGGACACCGTGACCCCCGCGCCGCTGTCCGGCAAGGTCGAGGTGAACCGCGAGGTCATCGACCAGGGCGGCAACCCGCAGGTGTCCGGGCTGATCTGGCGTCAGATGGTCAAGGCGTGGGGAGAGGCGAAGGAGGCCAAGGCCGTCGCGCTGCTGAACGCCGCGTCCCCGACCGCCATCACCCTCACCACGGCTGCCGCGGACGACGCGCTGGCCGGCGAGATCGACGCCGCTTTCGTCGCGCTCCAGTACGTGCGTGGCGGGTTCACGATGGACACCGCGTTCGCCCAGATCGACCTCTACAAGCGGCTCGCCGCCGCTGTGGACTCGTCCGGTCGGAAGCTGTTCCCGATCCTGGCCCCGCAGAACGCGAGCGGCACCGCCCGCAGCCGGTACAGCGCGATCGACGTGTCGGGCGTGACCATGCTCCCCGCGTGGGCGCTGGCGGCGACCGGGAGCGTCTCGGCCAAGTCGTACCTGTTCGACCGGGAGTCGGTGCACGGCTGGGCGTCCGCCCCGCGGAAGCTGGACTTCGACTACCAGGTCAAGAGCGTGTTCATCGGCATCTGGGGCTACGCCGCGGCCGTGATCAGCGACCTGGCCGGCGTCCGCGTCATCAACTACGACCCGACCGCGTAGCCCGCTCCCTGGGCGCGGCCGAATGTGGGTCCGGTCGCGCCCAGGGTCCACGCACTCTCTGGAGGTGAATCCGTTGGTACGCAAGCAGAACACCAAGGCAGCACCCGAGGCCGAGCCCACCGACGTCCCGACGGTGGAGGCTCCGACCGGCCCGCTCGACCGTCGGACGGGCCGCCTCGGGCAGCCAGTGCAGGACCGGCGCGAGAGGTTCCGGGAGCAGTCGTGACTGTCCGACAGGTGGCGCGAGTAGGGCCGACGGTGCGAGACGCCGTCGGTCCCATCGCCGTGCCCGCCGGCTCGATCGCCAAGGGTGCCAGGGGCGACCAGGGTGGCCCCGGGCCGAAGGGCGACCAGGGCGACCCCGGGGCGGCGTCCACCGTCCCCGGCCCGCAGGGGCCACCCGGGCCGACGTTCAACGGCGGCACCGTGACAACCGGCATCACCGCGCCGTCCTACGCGCTCTCCGGGACGCCGACGACGGCCCTCAAAAGGCAGATCACGAAGACCGTCAACCCTGGGGCTGCGCCGGCCGGAACGACGTACTACGACCTCTTTCAGTTCAACATGGCCACGAGCCTGCAAGGGTTCTACACGATCTCCCTGTCGGTGCGCGGCAGCGGCTACGGGCAGTCGATGCTGTTCGTACTCCCGGTCACCTACGCAATGGACTGGCTGCACAACGGCGGGTACGGCTACACGAGCGGCACGAATCCCTTTGCGGGGTCGGCGTGGGTGACCCTGACTCCGGTGGTGTTCACGGGGCGGCACCTGATGGGTGGCGCCACGACCATGAACCTTCAGGCGAAGGTGGTCAATAACGCGATCTACTTCCGCCTGTGGCTGTCAGCGGCCCTGACTGGCTCTCCGTTCTTCGACCTGGTGATTCAGCACAGCGAAGACTTCGCTATTACGACAATCACCGAGTACAGCACGACCGGCACCGAAGCTGGCCCGTTCACGACTCTGCCCAACCTTGCCAGCAGCAAGGGCGGAACAACGGCGTTCTGGAACCCGGTCGGGATCAAGACGAACGCGCCCGCTTACGCGCTCGACGTGAACGACCAGGCCATCTTCCGGGGGAACGTCGGATTCCACGGCGCGACCCCGAACGGGAAGCCGACCATCACAGGGTCGCGCGGCGGGAACGCTGCCCTCGCGGCCCTGCTGACAGCCCTGGCGACCAAGGGACTCCTCACAGACGGGACGTCGGCGTGACCACCTACCTGCTCGGCCAGGCCGTCCCGCTGGCCTACGCCGTCACGGATGAGACCGGCGAGGCCGCCAGCCCGGCGACCGCCGTCCTCACCGTGACCAAGCCCGACGGCACCACGTCTACGCCCACGATCACCGAGGACGCCGACACCGTTGGGCTGTTCGTCCTGGACTACGTGCCTACCGTGGTCGGCCCGCACGCCGCGGTGTTCGTCACCACCAGCCCGCCCGGCGCCGAGGCCGCCTCGTTCCTCGTCACGTCCGGTGCCCAGTACCCGGTCAGCCTGGACGACGTAAAGGCGTACATCGGCACCTCCGCGGCCACGGACCCGAACCTGGCCGATGCGCTGGCAGCGGAGTACGCAGCGCAGGCCGCCCGGTGCCGGACCGGCCTCTACACCGCCGACCTGCGGCAGGCACTCCTGCGGCGGGTTCAGTGCAACATCGCGCGGCGCTCTCTGCCGCTCGGCATGACCCTGGGGGACAACGACGCCGGGACGTCCTCCTACGTGCCCGGTCAGGACCCGGAGGTGCGGCGGCTCGAAGCCCCGTACCGGCGAATGGTGGTGGGCTAGGTGAGCATCGAAGGCAAGCGCGCCGAGATCGCCGCCGCCCTGTCCGGCGTGGACGGGCTGACCGCCACGCCCTACCCGCCGTCTACCATGGTGGAGGGCCACGCCTGGCCGCTGTGGGGAGGCGCCGAGCCCGCCGAGGGGTACGCGCTGGAGCACACCTGGCGGGTGTTCGTCGTCCTGCCGGCCGACCCCCAGGCTGCGAGCGTCCGCACGGACGAGCTGCTCTCGGACGTGATGGACGCGCTCCGCCCCGTCGGCTACGTGGACGCGGCAGAACCGATCGCACTACAGACCAGCGGAGGCGACCTGAGCGCTCTCCGGTTCACGATGAGGAGTGAGTAACCATGGCTGCACCCGCTGGTGCCTACGTCGTCCGCGACTGCGTGATGACCGTGGAGGGCACCGACTACGCCAACCAGGTCACCAAGGCCCGTCTCGTCCCCGAGACGCCGATTCAGACCCTGCGGACCCTGGTGCCGGACGGCATCGTTCAGGACGTGGACTCGACGTCCTGGACTCTCGAGCTGGCCGGGATTCAGGACTGGGTGAACGCCCAGGGCCTGGCCGACGCGCTGAACGACAACAAGGGCCTGGAGATCGACGTCGTGCTGACCCCTCGGGCCGGCAGCGGCAAGCCCAAGGCCACGTTCGTCGCCATCGCCATGCCGGTGCCGTTCGGCGGCGAGCAGGGCCAGTTCGCCACCTTCGACGTGTCGCTGCCGGTCATCGGCCAGCCCACGTTCGGCACCGCTACCTGATCCACGGAAGGGACTGACCCACAGTGCATGACCTGACCGTTACCTACGACAACGGCTCCACCGAGGACGTCACAGCCGGGCAGCGAGAGCTGGCCGAATTCGAGCTCCAGCCGTTCGGCTGCAGCTCGCTCGAAGCGCTCCACACCCGGCCGGTGGTGTTCGTCCGGTACCTCGCCTGGGCTGCGCTCAAGCGGCAGGACCGTCTGCCCAAGAAGGGGATGCCCTACTCCGCGTGGGGCGAGCTGGTGGAGACGGTGGCGTTCGCGGACACGGAGAGCGCCGAGACGCCGGACCCTACGAAGCCGGGTCAGTGAGGCGCGCTCTGCTCTCGCTGGCCCTGGCCTCGGGGCAACCGTTCTCCGAGGTGCTCCAGTGGGAGGATCGGGACATCGCAACGGCATGGGATCTGATCAACGCATCACGGGACGGAGGGTAGGACGTGGACGCCAGGCTCGCGGGTGCGGAGTCGTTCCGCGCTCTGTCCCGTGACCTCCGTGGCATCGCTGAACGCAAGGAGGTGCTCAAGCAGCTCAAGGTCGAGCTACGCGAGCCCCTCCCCCGTGTCCGGGAAGGCATCAGAGCAGCCGCACGGCGCGATCTCCCGGCCCGGAACGGCCTGGGCGCGTGGGTGGCCAAGGCCAGGATCACGGCGTCCGTACGGGTCTCCACGTCCACCCGGGCGGGCATCACGCTCAAGGCTGGCCGCAACTCCACCGGTGCCCGTTCCGACCTGGCAGCCATCGACCGGGGTCGCCTCCGGGCACCGTCGTGGGGCAAGCGGACCAAGGCGTCATGGCACACCCAGACGGTGCCCGCGGGGTTCATGACGGACACCGTGGCCCAGGACTTCGCCGCCGAGTGGCAGCAGGCCGCGATCGAGGCAGTGGACAAGGTGGTGCGCCGGTATGGCTGGTAATCGCCGCGACGTCGAGACCGACATCATCGGCCGGGACCGCTTCTCGCAGGCTGCGAGATCGGCCGGCAGGGGTGCCCAAGAGGCAAAGTCCAGGATGGACAAGCTCAAGGACGGGTTCGCCAAGGCATCCGCGGCCGGGCTGGCCCTCGGCGCCGCCGTGGCTGTCGCGTCGAAGATGCTGGACCAGGGGCTCAAGAACGCGCTGTCGAAGGCCACGGCTGAGGTTGCCCTGGGCACCCAGGGATACGCCAAGCTGTCGGCGGAGGCGGAGAAGAGCGCGCATTCGCTCGGGCTGAGCAAGGCGGAGTTCATCGCCGCCGCCGGGCAGACCGCCCGGCTGACCGCCAACCTCGGGTTCAGCCAGGAGGCTGCCGCCGCGTTCGGCTCGGCCATGCCGGGGCTCGCGGACAAGCTGTCGCTGCTGTCGGCCGGGCAGGTCAGCGCCGCCGAGGCGTCCGACATGATGCGCGCCGCGCTGGCCGGGGAGTTCGACCCGCTCCAGACCCTCGGGCTGGCGATCAGCGCCGCCCGGGTCGAGCGGGAAGCGGCCAACATCCAGACCCGCGAGGGCGGCAAGCTGACCAGCGAGCAGGCCAAGGCGCTCGCGGTGCAGGAGATCGTCACTCGACAGACCATGATCGCTACCAAGGTGGCGGCCACCGAGTCCGGCAAGCAGGCGGAGAAGGTCAAGGAGGCCAAGGCGCAGCTCAAGGAGTTCGCCGACGCCATCACCGCGCAGGCACTCCCCGCGCTGGCCGGGCTGACCGGCGCCCTGTCCGACAACGTGAAGGACACCGCCGAGGCTGATGGGTTCCTGAGCAAGCTGGGCAACGGAGTGAAGACCGCGGGCACCGGCTGGGAGGTGTACTGGAATTGGCTCGGCAAGATCACGGGTGAGACCCAGGAACAGACCGGCGCCGCCGAGAAGAGCGCCGCCGCGCTTGGCGGGCAGGCGCAGGCCGCCACGCTCAGCGGCAAGGCAATCGCCGGGTCCGGTCAGGCGGCGCTCGAAGCCGCTGCGGCACAGGACCGGCTGGCCGCCAGGGTTGAGAAAGCCACCGTGGCGCAGGAGAAGATGGCGGGATCGTTCCTCGAAGCCCGGGGGATCTATCGGGGTTACCAGGCGGCACTCGACGCCGCAACCGAGAGCGTCAAGGAGAACGGCAAGACCCTCAACATCAACACCGAGAAGGGGCGCCGCAACCAAGAAGCGCTCGACGGCGTGGCCGACGCTGCGATCAGGCAGGGCATTGCACTGCGCGAGTCGGGCGCATCGCAACGGGCGATGAACGAGCAGCAGGCCGCGTCGCGGAAGCAGTTGGAGAAGACCGCCCTATCGTTCGGACTCAGCAAGAAGGCCGCCAAGGCGTACGCCGATCAGGTGTTCGGCATCCCCGCCGCCCGGGCCACCAAGGTCACCGCCGAGGTGTCGGCCGCCAAGGCGTCCATAGCCGGGTTCGAATCGCGGTTCAGCGCGCTCGGCAAGATGGTCGCCAAGCCGTACGTGAACCCGAACCTCACCCCGGCCAAGGCAGCCGTTGACGGCTTTGAGGCGCGCCTTCGTGCGCTCGGGGCGATCAACGTCAAGCCCTCAATCACCGTCGATACGTCGTCCGCGCTGGTCAAGATCGACACGCTGGTATCGAGGATCGCCATCCTGCGCGGCAAGATCGGCGTTGCCACCTCCGCGGCGAACAACGCCAACAACCGGGAGGGTCGTGGGGCCAACTTCGCGGCCGGCGGGTCGTGGGCCGGGGGCAGCGGCGGCCGGGTCGGTGGCCCGGCCGATGTCAGCGTGACCACGAACGTCTCCCTGGACGGCGCGCCGTTCTACGCCATGACCCAATCGGCGGCGCAGGTCGCCACGTCCCGGGCCGCGCACCGCGCCCGCGTAGGGAGGCGCTGAGCCATGGCTGTCGCGCTGGCCGCAACCGAGCAGGACGTCTACCCGCCCCGGGTGCTGCTGTCCCTCACCGGGCTGACCATCGGGGATGACGTCGAGCTGTTCCGCTCGGTGGCCGGAGAGCGGACCGCCGTCCGGGCCGGGACAGTCACCGCCACCGACACCAGCGTGGTGCGCACCGACGCCGAGCTGCCCTTCGGCGTGCCGGTGACGTACGTAGCCGTGGTCAACGGCTCGACCGAGTACACCGACGGGCCGGACACCTACACCCTGCCCGGCGGCAAGGTGGCCCTCTCGGATGCGATCAGCGGGCTGGCCGCGGAGGTGGTCATCACCGCGTGGCCCGAGAAGGCCAACGATCGAGTGGCCTCCGTGTTCGCCGTCGGCGGCCGGAACGTGATGGTGGCCGGGCCGCGCGGGATGTTCCGCTCCGATGTCGAGCTGCTGACCGAGAGCACGTCGTCCCGTGAGGTGGTGGCCGCGCTGCTGGCCGGCGCGTCCGAGGGCACCATTCAGGTGCGCCAGGCCGGTGGGTATGACGGGGTGGACTGTTACCTCGCCGTGACCTCCGACTCTGAGCGGCGTTTCTCCCAGGACGGCAGCGACCCGCGCCGGTTGTGGACGCTGCGCGCGTCCCAGGTCGAGGGGTGGGCACCTCAGCTCGAAGCCCGCGGGTTCACCCTGGCGGACCTGGACACCGCCTACACCGGCCTCACCCTGGACGACATTGAGACCGACTACGCAACGCTGCTGGAGATCGCAGAAGCGGACCTCTCGTGATCACCGTCTCCGATGCCGCGCGCTCGGTCCTGGGCCGGTCGTTCGTCTACCACGTGCGGGTTGAGTCGTGGCTGGGCGGCGAGCTGCTGGCCGACGATATCCCGATTGTGTCGGGCTCCGAGGACAGCGACCGCGCGCTGAGCGTGCCCGAGCGGGTGAGCCTGGCCGTGCCCCGGCTGGACCGTGGCGTCACGTGGTCGCCGGTCTCGGCTGACCACCCGCTGGCCGCGAACGGGCAGCGGCTCAAGGTGTCCCTCGGCATCGGGATCGGCGGCGGCGTGGTCGAGTGGCTGACCCGTGGCTGGGTAGTGGTCGAGTCCGCCGTGACCCGCGGGGACGTCGTGGACGTGACCGGCGTGGGCCTGCTGTCGCTGATCGAAGAGGCCCGCCTGGTGTCGCCGTTCCAACCGTCCGGCACCCTCGGTTCCACCCTGCGCGGCCTGGTCGAGCCCGCGCTGACCGTGGACCTCTCGGCCGCCCCGACGGACCGTTCGGTGCCGGCCGGCATGAACTGGGACGAGGACCGCCTGGGCGCGGTCTATGAGCTGCTGGACGCCTGGCCCGCAGACATCACCGTCGATCCCGAGGGGTTCCTGGCCGTCACGCCGACGTCCACCGGCTCTCCCGTGGGCACGCTGACCGACGGCGCGGGCGGGACCGCGGTGAGCGTGGACGGGGAGTCCACCCGGGAGGGCGCTGCCAACGTGGTGGTGGCCCGGGGGAACGCCTCGGACGGCGGGCAGGTGCAGGGCGTGGCCTACGACACCGGCGGGGCCAAGCGGATGGGCGGGCCGTTCAACCCGCTCCCCGTGCCGACGTTCTACTACTCGCCGCTGCTGACCACCGTGGCGCAGTGCAACGCCGCCGCCGCGACGATCCTGGCCCGGCGCAAGCGCGAGACCGCGCGCCGGTTCACCGCCGAGTGCGTGCCCGATCCGACCATCGTCCTGGGCGACGTTCTCACGGTCACCACCGCTGAGCTGGACGCCGTGCCGTGCTCGGTCGAGTCACTCACCCTGCCCTACACCGCTTCTGGGACAATGGGCCTCATGCTCCGGGAGGTGGACTGAGATGGCTGACGCTGCGCTGACCCATACCAGCCTCGCCGGGCTGGGCGCGCTCACCGGGACCGCCGTGACGACCAAGAGCGGAAGCACCTGCACCGTGACGATCGGAGACACGGACGTCACGGTGCAGGTCGCCCGTGACCTCACCGTGGCCGTGGGGGACGTGCTGCTGGTGCTGCGCCAGGGGTCGGCATGGTGGGCCATCTCCCGGCTGTACGCCGCCGCGCCGGTCGCCGTGGTCAACGACGCCGCGCCGATCCCCAAGCCGACCGTCACCCACGGGACCTTGGTCACCGCTCCGGTCGAGACGCGCAGCTACCGGGGCAGCGCATGGCGCACCGACGTGGACGACGTGCGGCAGGGGTCCTATGGCGGGTGGGGCAACCACATCGGGTGCGCGTTCTACGGCTCGAAGCTGCGCAGCCTCTCCGGGGCCACGGTGACCGGCGCGGGCGTGCGCGTCCGGCGGCTGTCCGGCGGCGTGTTCGGCTCCCAGACCGCGACGCTCCGGCTCGTCACCCAGGCCACGCGCCCGAGCGGGTCGCCCACCCTGACCAGCTCGACCACCGGCCCCGCGCTGGCCGTCGGCAAGACCGGCTCATTCACCGTGCCGACCGCCTGGGCTCAGGCGATGGTCGATGGCACCGCGGGTGGGCTCGCCATCTACGACGCCGGGGGATCGCCTTACATCGTGCTCGCGGGCCGTTCGGACTGGGCCGCCGCATTCACCCTGACCGTGAACTGGTCCCGCTGAAAGGAACGCACCATGCCTGACACCTCGCTGGGGATCACCTACCCGGCCAGCACCGCGCACACCCGGATCTGGGAGCACGTCCAGACGGTGGCCGACGACGTGAACACCCTGTTGGCCCTGCCCGCCATGGTGGAGGCTGACGGCGCGGCGTCCAACGCCATCACCGCCGCGTCCTTCGCTGCGATCCCGACCACTCCGGTCAGTGCCAGCCTGGTGGTGCCGGCCGGGCGCGATCTGCTGGTGGCCGTGACGATCCGGGCCGTGCTGATCGTCACGGCATCGGGTGACCTCCGGGCGTCGCTGCTGGCCTCGGGGGCTGCCACCTGGACCCCCGGGGCGGGCGGCGCGCAGTGGTCGCGCTCGCTGTGGTGCGGCTACGTCGGCGGCGGCGTGGTGGCCCAGGAGAAGACCATCTATCTCACGTGCACGGCCGGGCAGACGCTCACCGCGTCGATTCAGGCCTACAAGACCGGGGCCTCGGGCGCGTGGTCGCTCAACTACCCGTCGCTCAGCATTCAGCCGCTGAGGTTCGTGTGAGCGGCGCAGGATGGCGCTCCGGGGAGATCGTGGCCGACCGATGTGGGTGTGCGTGGTGACCGACGACAGCAGCAACAACGTGACCCTTGGCGAGGTGAACAGGGCGGTGGAGCGGATCGCCAAGGAGGTAGGCGAGTTGACCAAGGTGGTCAACGAGCACGCCGTGGCGGACGCCGTACGTGGGGAGAAGATCGCTCGGCTGGAGCGCATCGTCTACGGCGCTCTGGGCACGGCACTGGCCGCGCTGCTCACAGCCATTATCGCGGCAGTCACCACGACCGCGGGCACCCGGTAACGGCTCGGCCCGGCGCAGCAACCGCCACGCCGGGCCAGCCAAGCCACCCGTCCCGAAGGACCTCCAGCCTACCGGGTCACGCATCCATCCACAGGCCGCGCCACTCGTCCACCTTCACCGCGATGTCCTCCAGCCCGGCCGACCCCTCACCTTCGAGGTCAGCACGGGACAGGCCCGACCAGCTCAGGAACAGCCCGAGCTGCTCCTTGGGCAGCGCGATCCGGTACCGCCTGCTACCCGTGGCCTTGTCTGGCGGCGTCCAGTCGCGCAGGAACCGGATCGAGAGGACCGGCAGGGCCGGGTCGCGGATCAGCTTCTGCACCTCGTTCGGATCGACCGGCCGGACCACCGGGACGATGCTGGCCGGCCGGCCGCCAGTCTTCCCGCTGCGCGGCGACAGGAAGTCGTTGGACGAGACGTGAATGGTGCGCTCGTCCGTGAGCTTGATGCTGAGCCGCCCGCCCTCACCGTGGTGCGCCCAAGCGTTCTGGACGTAGCGGGCGGCGGCCGGCGTGGTGGGCAGCGTTGCTGTCCACACCGCAAGGTGAGCCCCGGCGACGGACAGGAAATGGCTCGCCGCCCAGGCGGCACGGATGGCCCGGCAGTCCGGGCACGCCCACTTCCGGCACGGCGGGTGGAACGCGAGTGAGAAGGGCGAGGAGTCCGCTCGGTGCCCCCCGACGGCGATGAGTGGCTTGCCCGCCTGGCAGGCGTACACGGGTCAGAATCCGATGATGTTGAGCTTGCGTGCCGCGCGAGTGATCGCCGTGTAGGCCAGCCGGGTCGAGTCGATCCCCGTCGCCAGGTAGGTGACCTCTCGGTACTCCCCGCCCTGCGCCGTGTGGACCGTGGACACGTACCCGTACGACCAGTCCCCGTCAGCCTTGGGCGACGCGAGATCCTGATGGTCGATGGGCACACCCTGGAGGCGAACGCCGTCCTCCAGCAGCACGTCGCACACGGTCTTCGAGCTGGTCCGCTGCCGGACCATGGTGACGGTGCCCCGGGTGTGCTTGACGTAGCCTGCCGTGCTGTCCCGCTTCCCGGTGCGGACAAGCTCGCCCAGCTCGATCGGCGCCGGACGCTTCCCCCACAGCGACTCACGGATAGCCGCGGTGCGAGGCACGCGCACCTTGTGCATGAATGTGACCTCCGCGTACCCGTCCAGGATCGGCAGGCCGTCGGGGGTGACGCCGCCGCCCCACCCGGCGGGCAGGTCGGTGGTGATCGTCTGCCCCGTCGGGTCGTAGTGGGCGGCCACCGCCGCCGCGCTGGAGCGGGTCAGCGTGCACTGCCCGAGGCCGGGCCGGATCGGGTGGGCGGGCCAGGCGTCGTCTCGCACCCGGTGGGCCAGCGCGGTGATCGGGCTGCCAGCGATCTGCCGTTCCTCCCCGACCAGCATCGCCTCAGCGATGCCCGGCAGGGTCAGGACAGACCAGTCATCGGTCACGTGGGGGAACATCCTGCGGTCCTCCCACCCGTGCACGGGGGGGAGCTGCCCCGGATCGCCCACCAGGATGACCCGCTGGAGCGAGGGGACCTGACGCTCGATGTCGGCCCAGTCGCGGATGCCGAGCATCGACGCCTCGTCAATGATCACCGTGTCGTACCTGTCCGCGACCTCTCGTGGAGTCGAGCCCCTGAACGTGAGTTCACGGCACACGCAGATCAGGGCCGGGTCGGCGCGCTTGTGGCACAACTCTTTCGACGCCGTGCCCGCCCGGTGGCAGTCGGCGCAGTGCATCATGTCGGCGCCCTTCTTGGTCAGCGCACACGACGTGGTGACGGCGGGGAGCTCAACACCGGCCGCCGACGCCTTGCCGCCCAGGACGCTGAGCGCGCGCCACGTCGGCGCAGCGAACACCGTCCGGGAGGCGTCCCACCCGAGCAGCTCGGGCAGGCGTAAGGCCACCGTGGTCTTGCCGGTCCCGGCGTAGCCGACCAGGCGCGTCACCTTCGGCCCGTCCGCGATGCGCTCAACGGCGGCGCTCTGGCTCGGGTTCAGCTCCACGCCGCCCACGTCCCTTCGGCGACGTCGGCCAGCGGGTCGCGCCCACCGTCCGGATCGGTGGGCGGCGGGTCGTCGGTGATCCCGTGCTTGGCCCGGACCTCTGCGACGCGCTCCGGGGTGATCTGCGCGACCGCCCAGGCGAGGATGCCCCACCACTCCCGGGACGAGCCGCGCCGGTTCCGACGCTCAGATGCGGTGAAGCCGTCTCGGAACACCGATTCGAGGGTGTCCAGCGCGGCGGCCGAGTAGAGCCCCGCGGCGACCTCTCGGCACATCCACGCGGCGTTGCGGACGGCGGTCTCGTGGCGGGACGCGCCGCCCTTGACCAGGGCCACGTAGTGCAGGACGGGGTACTCACCCATCCACGGCTTGCGCTCCGCGGTGTGGGCCTCCAGCCACGCCGCCAGCACGCCGTCAGAGACGGCAGACGAGCGGTCGCCACCCTCGGGCAGGGTGTCCGCGATCAGCGCGTCCAGCACCGGCACAGGGCCTGTGCGTGCCCATTCGTAGCGTGCGCCCGACGCCGCTTCGGCGTGGACCGTCGGGGCCAGCACGATGACGCCGTTCTCGCCGCGCACCTCGCCCCACCCGAGGCGTCCGGTCGGTCCCACCGCGTTGCCGATCCGGCGGCCGGCGGGAACCTGCGCGATGTAGTGGCCGCGCCGGGGGTCGCCCTCGGGGCGGCTGCGCTGGAGCGGCATGGCGTCCAGCAGGGGCCACCACTCGGCGGGCACGGTCTCGGGGTGGTCCACGTCCAGCACCACCAGGCCGGAGCGGCCACAGTGCAGGAACACGCCGTGACTGGTGTTCGTGAACCACTCGGCGATATCGCCGGCCGAGCGCACGGTCTGGGTCGGCCACGACTTGGCGAGGACCGATCCGGGATTCTTGCTGCCCTGTTTGAGAGGGCCGACGTAAAGGCCGGCCTTACCGTAAGCAAGCGCTGCCACTAGAACGTCACTATTGGGCGAGATATCGGGTACAGTGAGCACCGGAGAGACCTTTCATCGGAGAATGAGAGGGAGACGAAGCGCGGTCCTGCGGGGGCCGCGCTTCGTGCGTTACGAGCCCCGGCTGGCGGCCTCCCAGGCCGCCAGGTCGGCATCGGTGAAGCGGATCAGCTTGCCCATGCGGACGTGCGGGAAGCCACGGGTGCGCACCCACAGGTAGATCGTGTTCACGCTGACTCCGTAGCGGGCCGCCACCTCGGCGGGGCTGTAGTAGTGAGCCACGGGGGGGCTCCTCTCGTTGTGGGGTGCCCCCACGTTAGCACAGCTAGCAACGCCTGGCACACCTGGGCATATACCCGCAGGTCAAGGGGGTTTTAGTAGTTCGCTCGCTATAACCCCCATAGTGAGCGAACTACTAAAACCCCCTTGACCTGCGGTGATGCAAGCCGCGGCCTGTCGGGCTGTCAACACCTGGCACATGTGGTAACGTTTCGTTCGTCACCAACGGAGCCACCACCCAAGGAGCATGGCCACCATGACCGAGAACACCACCCTGAAAGCCGAGGCCACACGCTGGGACGCCGAACGCGCCCTGGCCCACCGCGAGGTCGAGCGCGAGCTGACCGAGGTGGCAGCCCAGGCGCGCCGGTACCGGGACGGCCTCCGGCCGGCACGCAATCCCGCCATCCTGCTGGTCATCGTGCTCGTGCTGATCCTCGCCTGGTGCGGCACCGCCGCCGCGGCCCCCGCTGTCGCCATCCCGGCCCCGCCCGCCTACATCGCGCCGCGGGCCGCCTTCTACGCCGCGCCCGTGCGCCTGCCGTCCGGTGCCATCGACAACGCCCGCACGGTCAACGCCGTCCGGGCACTGGGGGGCTCGAGCTACTGGTACCTGCTCTACCCCAAGGCTGGACACTCCAGCGCCCGCGACTGGGCGAACCTCCCCGCGTTCCTGGCCGCCGCCAAGCGGCGAGGCGTGTCCGTGGTCGTGGTGCTCGGGCCGCCCTCGTCCAGCTCGTCCAGCCGCCGGCCGTGCACGAGCGATCGGCTCGCGCCCTTCTACGGGCAGTACGACCGGTGGATGACCGAGACCGGGAAGGTGGCCCGCGCCCACTCGAACCTCGTTGGCGTATCAGTGGATGACTACGCCTACAACCTCAAGGGCTACGGCCGGTGCGCGGTGTTCTCGCCCACCTCGCCGCTGCGCTGGGGCAAGCTGCTCACCGCCGCGGCCCACCGCCCGCTCAAGGCCCAGCCGGTGCTGTACGTCGAAGACCTGCTGTCCCGTGCCCGAGGACAGAACGGGCGCAGGCTGTACGCCGCTGGAGTGCGGGACATCGTGCACCCGTGGTGGCCGGGCCGATCCGGTGGCAAGACGCTGGCCCAGGACGCTGCCGCCATCCGCAAGGCGTACCCAGGGATGCGGGTCACCCTGATGGTGTACGTCGGGGGGCAGTACCGAGGCACGCCTATCACGGCCAAGGTGAGGGCATCGCTCGCCACCGAGGCCAAGCGCGCCGGCTGGCCGATCGTCTACTACCAGCACCCGCTGTCATGAGCCGGGCGTGGGCCGGGGGCAGCACGCGCCAATGGCGGCGCACTCGGGCACGGGTGCTGGTGGAGGCGGGCAACCGGTGCCAGCTCAAGCTCGACGGGGTGTGCGCGCACGTCGCCACCGAGGTGCACCACGTCCACGGCAAGGGCAGGGACGAGAGCACACTGGTAGCGGCGTGCGGTCCGTGCAACAAGACGGTGGGCGACCCGACCCGGCACGACCCCACCCCTACCCCGAGGACCAGGTGGTGAGCGTGGACTACGGCAGGTGCCCGTGCGGCAGGTGGCCGCTCTACCTCGGGATCTATGACCGGCACGGGCACACGCTCCGGTGCTACGGATGCAAGCGCGTCCCTGGTGAGTGCTGGTGCAGGGGCGGTGGGTGGTGGTGACCATCGGTCGCGCCCGTTTTCCCCGTCAGCCCCCCGGCGGGACAC